CTGTGTAGTCTTTGTTAGAGTCAAGTATAACAGCCTTAGATGCAATAGCTGTACCCACTGCAGTACTACCTAAGTCTAGTGCGTTTAGCTCACCCACGACTGCAGTAATGCCATCTAATGCGTTTAATTCTTCTGGTGTACTTGTAACTGCTGTGTTACTTGCTGCAGCTAGTAAAGGTATAGTACCTGATTGGTTAGGTATATTAACTGTTCTGTCTGCTGTAGGGTCTACAATAGTAAGGGTAGTCTCATGGGCATCTGCAGTTGCGCCCTCAAAGATAATTGCATTGGCTGCTTCCATCGTAACAGTATCAACTGTAGTAGTTGTACCTGCAACAGTTAGATTAGGGACAAGTAGCTGACCTGTACTTGGGTTGTACCTTAATGCACCTGTATCATCTAACAATGCATTTGATTCGTCATGAAATACAATAGGAAAGTTTGTGTTTGCATTACTGTCTGACACAGCTACAGTTGCAGATAGTCCTGAAAACCCAGCAGAAGTAACTGTACCAAGTGTAGCACCATCATCCTTAAAGGTAATAGTACCTCCGTCTGCATTGATTTCTATGTTACCTGCTACGTCTAGTATAAAGTCATCAGTAGCTGTAAGTGTATCTGCATCAAGGGTCATCTCATCTACGACTACGCCAGCGTTAGCTGTGACTACGCCTGTCACACCAAGTGTAGTACCTACAAATAACTTCTTAGCTATACCAACACCACCATCAACAATCAAAGCACCTGAAGTTGAGCTGGTTGAGTCAGTAGCAAGATTTAAATTAACAGCACCACTTGTATCAAGAGTTGTTACAGACGCAGTAGCAGCAGCGCCAGACCCAAGTATACCGTCTAATGTACCAGTAAATCCAGTGGCTGTTATTTGGTCAGTCGCAGTAATACCATCAACAAACAAGTTAGCCCAACGAACACTGGTTGTACCAAGATCGTCAGTGCTATCTGTGTCAGAAACAATATTAGAACCACTTGTAATTCCACCCGTTGCTACTTGTGTAGCTGTTGTAGTTAAGACGCCAGATACTAAAGCAGTGGTAGCTATATTTACAGCCCCATCAATATCAACAACATCTAAGTTTGTAACGCCGTCTACGTCAATATCGCCAGAGATGTCTAAGGCTGTACCTATTAATGTTTGTGTTAGCGTTACCTGACCATTAGCAGCAATAGTAATAGCATCTACATCAGATGTAGAACCAATAGTCTTACCGTCACCAATAATAATATCATCAGTAAATGTAGCAATACCTGTAACTGCAAGTGTAGATGCCATGTCAACAGCACCGTCAATGTCTACTACATCAAGATTAGTTACACCATCAATATCCACGTTGCCTGATATGTCTAAGCTTGCGGCAATTATTTCTCCGCTGGCATTTACAGCACCATTAATATCTATAGTTGTAGCTGCTATTTGTATCTCAGTGTCAGCTACAATGTCTAACTGCCCGTCTGCACTAGAGTTAATAAACAAGCCTGTGTCACGAAACTGTATCTTTTTATCTGTAGCTACAAGTGTATCATCAGATATGTTATCTATAGAGGCAGTATCAATGTTTGCTGTGCCATCTATAAATAGATTACGCCACTCTTGACTTGCAGAACCAAGGTCATACGTATCATCATCATCAGGTATAATACTTGAGTCAACGTCAGCAGCAAACACAACATTGTCGGTTGCAGCGTCACCAAGAGTAATTGTACCGCCATTAAAAGTAGTAGTACCTGTAACTACAAGATTGCCACCAATATCTAAGTTACCTGAAATATCTACTGCACCATTCATATCAATAGTAGTAGCAGCAATCTGGATCTCTGTGTCAGCTACAAGATCAAGTTGACCATCAGCACTAGAGTGAATGTAGATAGCAGTGTCACGAAACTGTAGCTTCTCTGATGTAGCAAGTAAGATGTCATCAGAGAACGTAAAGTAATCCTCATCTTCACTCCAGATAAGAACACCGTCATTAGAACCACCGTCCCAAGTAAGTGTAATGTCACCTGCACCAGTACCTATAGTAACATTGTCAGATGCCACTAAAGATATAGGACCACCTTCTCCAGCAGTACCATCGTGAGTGTGACCTGTATTAACAGCAAAAGCAGCTAGAAGCTGGTCAAATTCATTATTAAACAGATCAGCGGTAATAACGTCGCCATCAGTAAATGTGGATTGTCTTGTGTATGTAGCGCCCATTTAACGTCTTGCTCCTAATGTATATTCTAACTGAAAGCCTTTAAGGGAGTAAGGTGCAGACTCACCCCCATCATTTACTCTCAGTGCAACAGAAAAACCTGAACCTTCTACTGGCTGTCTTATAAGAGGTTGAGAAGGGCCACCAAAAACAAACCTAACTGCACCATTAGCAGTACTAAATACAGCTAATCCAAACTGTGCAGCTACTTGATTAGAATCCAAAGAGTATGGTTCAGGTCTAGTAGAGTCTGAATTTTCATTATCATACCTTACAACTAACTCTGCATCAAGAGCAGACTCAGGTTTATAGTTAATGATAACCCTTTGCATATGCTTTCGTATACCAGAATCTCCAAACGACATGTCAGAGCTTCTATATCTACCTAGTACAGGTATACCATCAAAAGTATTACCCTTGTCTTGCCTATGTACATGACCAGAAAAGTCTCCATGAAGAACTATAACATCACCAGCCTGTACAAAGGTATCTGTGCAAGAAGGTTTTATACCACGTACTTCAGAAAACTCAAATTTATCTTGCCTCATAACGCAAGTAATACCTCTAGTAATACTATCAGACTCGCCATTTTTAGCAAAAAATATTCTGTACTGTGTCTTGTCAGGTATGACAACACTTTCAAATAATGCAGAGTCCTTAATGTTTTTATCAAAGATAGACTGTACGCTTTTACTTATTGTACCTAGCTCAGTATCGCCAATCTTTGCAGTAGCAGCAACTGTACGCAGTCCATCAGGACCAAGGAATACTAAGTCACCACCAAATTCTTGTATGGTGTCACCATTAATACAACCAATGTTTCTAGTAACAGGTACGATAGCAAAGTCTGCTGCTGTGTTTCCTGCAAGTTTAAATATTCTGTTTTCACAAAAGATAAAAAGACTGTCACGGAAAACTTTTATGCCTGTAATAGTATCGTCTACTCTAATGGTTCCTGCAGGTAAAGATACACCCGTGCTAAAACCATCCTCGTTAAAGCCTTCACTAAAACTTAATAGTTCTGGGGTAGTAGATTTACCAGCATAGAACATATGAGATTTAAAAGAAGCTACAAACTTAGAACCTGTAACTGCACTTGCACTGACATCAGTTGCACTAAGAGCTAAGTTAAAAACTACAGGTGCATTTACCCCATCTACACATACGATCTTTTCATTACCATCATAATTGAAACGTTCAAACCTATACTTAGAAGCATTAGTTCTACCAGTGTCTATCTCTGTCCAAGGTGAGGAGACAGTTACCCTAGAAACGTGTGCGGCTGCAGTAGTATTTTCTGTGGCACGAGTTACGCCTGTAAATTCGTTAGGTAGTGAAGCAGCGTCTACTCCTGTATAAGTAAATTTTTCTAACTCTAACTGTAGAGTACCACTAGTTGCAAAACCTGCAACAGAGTCTACAATAATTGTACCTGAACCAGACATAGTTGCATTAGCAGTTATAGCAAAGGCCAGTTCCGTAGAAGCAGCAGAGAATATTTTCTCTCCTCTACACGCTAGTACCTTGTCGCCAAACTTAACTACACCTATTACCTTTTCATTGATACTGGATGTATGTGGTACTACATGATTGACAAACCTACGATAGCCGTTCATCCTCCTGTAGCCACCCTCAACGTCAGGCTCAAAGTTTTCTAGAACTAAAGCTTCGCCTGGTTGCATAAGAAAAGAAGAACGGTTTAAAACTAAACCGCCCTCACAGTTAAATGCTGCAGGTTGTACTTGAGAACTATCTGGCATTAAAAGGACACTCCAGAGTTAGAACTTGTAGGTCTGTTTATTACAGTAGACCTGATGTAATCAAACTTGTTAACTAATAAGCTTTGGATATTCTTAATGCCATCTTCGAAACGGTCAAAGTTAATCTGGTACTGTTGCATCTCACCTCTGTACTGGTAGAGGAATGCTGCAGCGCCATCTGTAATGACAGGTTTAAATCTATTAGGAATACTAGTAGTGTCGCCGTGTGCAGTCAAGTCATCAGGGAACGTAAAGAAATCATATAGTAGTGTGTACTCTTTATCAGGGTAAGGGTACAGTAAATAATTGTTATCAAGGGTGCGTACAATGTACTGAGGCACACCTCCGTTATCAAACTGTGTAACTACTACGCCACTAGCGTAAGCTGCAGCAGTAGTACCCTCAGCACCTCTTGTGCAACCTGTAAGAGTATTGCCTGAGATAGCAGTATAAGAGATCAACTCACTAGCTATGTAGACACTGCCTGATGCTGCAAAGCCTGTAGTTGAAACAAGGGTCAGGGTAGTCACAGAATCTGTGTGTGTGCCATTCAGAGTTGTAGATTCAATTTCATCTTCTTGAGTTGCGAACTCTTTGCTTATGTATTCATTGTAATTAAGTCTTTTTAAATTAACCCCTGATGCACTGAGATCAGTATTCTTTTTTATTCTTGCTGTATTGTAATCTATGTATTTTGTACCAGTTGGTATGGTGTATCTTACTACACCCGGAACTAATGTAGAGGTGTTAGTGGAATGATTAAATGGGTATGCAAATTCTTTTTGATTAATGTGTCGTATAGCTTCATTGATAGCATTTTTAGATTGTACTTGAACACCTCTAGCGGAAGTAAAATTACCAGCGGTAAGCACGACTTCATTCATTCTAGTGAGAACGTCATTCGTTAGTTCAAGGTATGTCAGAGCCATTATGCTTCCTTAAAATGTAGCAATGGGGCCAGCACAAAGCCAGCCCCAAAGTTTAGTAATGTATTACAGCAAGTCACGCTGGGCTTCAGCAGCCTCAGTATGAGCAGCCGAAATATCTGCAATTACTGCATAGACACGTAAGCGTCCAGTTGCAGCAGCAGCACCAGCAATAACTACATCAATGGTATCTGACGCAGCGACAAGAGCTAATGCAGCAGCAGCATAAGTAGATGCAGCACCAGTGTTTACAATGTTAGCTTCGCCGTTAGTACCAAGTACAAGGTATGTACCAGCAGCAGCATCCAAAGCAGCACCGTCAACAATGTCATCTCCACCAGCGAAGTCAATATTACAAGTACAACTTGCAGTAAAAGACTTCATGATTTCCGCACCGCCAGCAAGCATTACTGATTCAGCGGGGATTTCAAGTAGTTGAAAGATGTCACCATTAGCAATGGTAGCACCTGCAGCAATCATAGCATCAATATCTAAGATTGCTTCAATGGTTCGTACAGCATTACCAACTACTGTTGGAACAGCAAGAACGTTTGCCCCAACACCAGCAGTAGCACTGGAAGTCATATCAAAAGTAGCCATAGTTTATATCTCCCCTATGCTGCGTTATAACGAGCAGTTACGATTGCTTCTGGACGAAGAATCTTCCTGCCGTATAAATGCATACCACGAACAATGTCAGCAAAGCTGTCAGGGTCA